GACCGTATACGTGCCAGCCGGGTTGTCGGGCGCTTCGACGGTGATCTGAGCCGTCGTGATCAGACGGTTTTCCTGCTTCGACGGATTGATATAGGCCGCCTCGGCGGTCACGGTCAGCTTCGCGCCATCCGCGAGCCCGGTTTTCTGCACGTGCAGCGTTCCGAAACGATCGACGTAAGTACGGCTGTTGAGCGTGCCTTTATCGACGGTGACGGAATACGTCGCGCTGTCGGGAAGGATGCCGATACCGCCGTCGTTCTCATCGACGGTGCCCTCGAGCTCAGGATTGAGATCGACGGTGCCGCCCGGTGCCACGGTTGCAGCCTCGGGGTTAAGCGCGATGCTCGCAGCGGTCATCTTGACGACAGGCGTGATCGTCATGCCGTTTTGATCGAACACCACGACGGGGACGCCGGGGTTAGGTGCGACGACGGCCTGATGATGCAGGATGAACTTGTCGTTGAGCGTGTCGGGATTGAAGAACGAGAAGATTCCGTAGACGGTGTCATGCCAATGGATGAAAGCATCGGTGGTCAGCGCGCCGAGCACACCGCCGCCTACAAGCGGCATTTCCGGAAGCACCATGTTGCGGGTGCGCATCTCCGCTTCGGCGACGTTGAAAAGCTCCGCATACGCGCGAACCGTGATGGCAGCCATCGTCTCAGCGTCGGTGAACATCATAAGCTCGTTGTATTCGCTGCCGCCCGTCCCGGTGTTGGCGAACACGGGAACATCGACATGGTTGTAAAGCTGCGACGGAAACGCCAGCTTGTAGATCATGCCGCGGATGGCTTCGAGCAGGTTCATCGCCAGGTCCTTCTTGGACGCGCCCGCATCGACCTTGATGCGGAACAAACCGCCGTCCCAGTTCTCATCGGCGGAATAGAAGCACTGATTGCACGTGTTGTAAATGCTGTAACTGTCGCTGTTGAGCGCGGAAACCGTCGTCGCGTAGTAAAGATCGTTGATGCCCATGCTGTCGGGACCTTCGTGCATGGCGCGCAGAAGCTCGGGGCGGTTCATGTCCCACGGGATCTTTTCCTCGTAGTTGACGGAATAGAACCACTGAACGAACTCGGGCTTGTTCACGTCGAGCAGGTCTTTGGACGTGTCGCTGTAGGCGTGCTGCTTGAGCCAGTTGACCATGATCGTGCGGATACTGTTTCCGTAACGCAGGTTTGCAAGGCGCATGCGCTCGTAAGGGTTGTACCAACGCTCGGACGAGATGAGCGATTGGCCGATGGTGTTGTTCAGCGTGTTAGCGAACTGGTTCCAAACGTCACCGTTCATGGGCGCTTCAAGATCGGCGACGGAGCGGGCGTATCCCGCTTGCGTCGGATTGCTCACGCGCTGCTGGAAGTCGGTCGTGCCCTCCAGATACGCGTGCGTAAGAATAGTGGAGTTGGTCTGTGCCATGCTTCCACCCTCCTTTACTCGTTCTTATCAGGTCGAAAATCCAGATCAGCCAAGCGGGTGTAACCCTCGCCGGGTGCCGCCTGCTGCGGATACGGCGCGTACTGAGCGGGCGCGGTAGGCTGCTGCGGCGCGGAGCCGTACACCTGACCGCGTGCCACCATCGCGGCGAGCTGCTGCTGATACGCGGCGTTTTGCTGCTGCAATGCGGCGATCTGCTGCAGCAAAGCGGTATCCGCACTGCCCTCTCCCGTAGGCTGCGAAGCAGACGCCCCTGCCGTCCCAGGCTCCGGAACCTGACCGCCCTGCTCGCCCTCGCCGTTATCGGCGGGTGTCTGCTGTCCCTGCTGCGCCACGGCGTCGGATTGGCCTGGCTGCGGAGCGGGGACGGGCGGAATCGGCATATAGCTTTGCTGCGCCATCGGATAGACGGCGGGCTGATTGGAAAGATAAGGTTGCGGGTCCGACGGTTGCGGCGTCCCTGCAGCGGCGTTGTTCTGCTCGTCCATGGTCATGGTCTTCGTCCTTTCCTCGTAACATGCGGGGCGCTGATGCGCGCCCCGCTTCGGTTGCCCTCGCATGCGCCAGCCGCCCAGCTGTCCCCAGCGGTCGCGGGCTGCGGTAGCGCCCTCGCGCTTCGGATGCCGCTCCCGCGTCGGCTGATCGGTCTATGCGGGACTGATGCGGATTATACTAGCGCACGCCTATATACGTCAAAAACTCGCCGAAACGAGCCGCGAGCACCGGGCTTTCATAGCGCAGAAGCTTGCTTCGCTCCATGCTTGCAAGCGTTTTGATCACCTCGCTAGAACGGCGCAGAATGGTGTAATCGATCGTCGCATCGCGCCTGAGCATCGCGAAAACGGGCTTGCCGTCGTCGGGCGCTTTCGATGATACGTACACGAAGCCCGCTTTGAGGTCGTACCAGATGCCGAACACCTCGCCGAACACGATAGTATACATATGCCGCGCCCTGCTCGGCTTCGGCGCCACCTCCGGCGAGAACTCGCCTGAGAACTCGTTATCGAAGAAAACGCCCGAATCGCGCGCGGCATCCTCTGACAAGCCCATAAGCTGCCCGACCGTGGTTTGCTCGCGGAAATTATCGGCGTACTTGTTGGGCCAGCGCATGATCATGGCGCTTCGGGCTTTTCCGTAGAACGTGCGCCCCATGCGCGGCACTTTTTTCACGCCGATGGAGCGGAAAAGCCCGCAGGTGAGGTCGCATGTGTTGCCCAGAAGATGCAGCCGCGCCCGCTTCGGCTCGCCGGGAACCTCGCGCAGCACCGTGTTCATCACGCCCATGATAGAGCTGTACTCGTCGGGAAGATACTTCTTGCGCGGGTTGTTCACGCGATCGATTACGGCCTCGTCGTACGTGAAGTTAACGACGCCGTCGAAACTCATTTTCTTGGTGTCCTGCTCGGAGGACAGCGCGACGAAATACCCGGCAAGCTCCCATTGCGGCTCTTCGTCCTCTTGCGGGATCTTCGCTATATAAGCGCGGTTGGCCTCCACCTTGTACATTAGCTCCGGAAATTCCCGCTGGCGATCGATCTTCTCAAAATAGCCCTGCTGGAACGGTGCAAGCTCGGTTTTGTTGCGCACGATCTCGCAGAACCGCCGCCCGTATTTCCAGTACTCTTCTATATTCTCCAGGCGGAGCCCGAACGTCTTTCCCGTGCTTCGTCCGCCAAGCTCCATGAACAAGCGCACGTCGGTGAAGCTGTGCTCTTTCTTCCAGTCGATCGGCTTGAATACCTCTTCGTCCCAGTCATGCTTGCGCCTGATCAGCTTTCGAGGTCTCGGCCTCGCATATCCCGCTGCACACATGCCGCACCGTCCTTTCCCCAATACAATAGATGGCTTTCCGTCATCAAATGCGGATTATTTTCTCCAGTATACAGTGCGTTTCTCAGATTGTCGGGGTTGCCTGTCCCGCCTATCGTCTTTGCGAACGGCGCCAATCCCACCGCTGCGGGCGCATCGACCTTATACGTATCGCCGCGCCAGTCCCGCACCGCGCCTTGCCATCTGCTCGCGAAATGCGGAATGGAGCGCTGCCGCAGCTTGGTTATATCCGCCGAAATCGTCGTGTTGTATCCGAGGATGCAGCCGCACACCGCCTGAAAATCGCCCATACGATCGTGTAGAGCCTCCGCGAAGTCCTCCAGGCTGTCATGTTCCCCAGGCGCGCGTTTGCCGGACGGCACGCCCGCAAGAGTGATATGGTAGCGCCCCGCCTCGTCCCGCACGCAATAGCTCTTATTCCACGCGCTGTAGAACTGCTGATACACCGCCTCCAACTCGTAATGCCCGATCCCCTCCAGATCATCGAAACGATCGGGAAACGCTCGGCGCACGCGCGCCATCGTCTCATGCTTCCCCTCGTCTACGGCGCGCCCGAAACGATCCAGGAACGCCCGCGCCGCTTTCCGGTCGAGTCCGGCGCATTTGATGCTGTCGGTGTCCCCGTTGATGATCGCCGTGCAGTGCGGCTCCAGCCCTTGCATCACGAGGTGCTGCGCGATACGGCTCCATCCGACGATGCGCTGTCCGAACTGATACCATGCTTTAGCAGACTTCGGCAAATTCGCCGCACCCTCGCATCCTGTGTATTCTATGCCGTTGTCATCCAGCACCATATCGCGTTTCGCCTCGTTGGTGGCCTCGATGCCGAAGAGGCCGTTCAAGTCGGCTTTGCTGCCCATATAGTAGCTTTCCAGATCGTCAGAGATGTCGATGCCCTCGCGCATGTCCGCCGCGATATAGTCAGGCAGAACGCACTCGCACGCGTCCGCCGCGTCGTCCATCGCGCCCGAATACCATAGTTGTCGGATATGCTTTATAGCGTCTTTCCTCTTGTAGAATTCCAAAACTGAAAGGATGCTCATATCCGACGGGCGCACGAAACGCGCCGTTTCGTAACCGTCCACCGCGTGCATCGCGTCCCACTCGTAAGCTTGCCCTACCTCCCACAACCCCAGTTCGGTGAGGTACAGCGTAACGATCGGCGCGCTGATCACCTTGCCGAAGGCATGTTCGCATCCGTCCGGCGCTTGATCGGCGTATCCTTGCGCCTCTCGCTGCGCGTCGGCCTCGTCGTCGCGTCCCTCTCGGTGCTTCGCATGCTTTATGCGGGCATAGGCGAGCGGGTGTATCCCATGGCATTCGTATAGGCTCCCGCGTTTGGGGCGCAGGTTCAAAAAGTCGAATCGTGCGCAGAACGCGACGGGAAACGGGCATGACCACTTGTCCAAAACGCGTTCGGGCGTTACGGCGAGCACGGCGCGGGCGTCGGCGTTCAGAACCTCGCGCGGCGCTGCGGTGAATCCGACCGGATAGAGGTGCGATACCATCTGCGCGGGATGCTGGCTTTTGGCGTCGAACGCGTGCACCTTATGAAACACCGCCCCCGCATGAGCAGACGCGCAGAACGTGAACCCGCCGCGCGTGCATGCCTGCACGGTGAAGAGCATATCGTCATCGTCGAGCTTCTCGCGCTCGTTTTGGGCGTGCCAATGCTCGCCGACGGTCTTTTTCGACCCGACGCCGCGCAAGCCCTCCAGCAGCCGACGGCGCTTGACGCGCACCGCGCCCGTTTTCGTGCACGCGAACCGCCCCAGATCGTCTGACTGTATCACTGGATTGGTTTTCAGATACCACGACAACCAGCAGAAGAGCGCCCATATATCGCGCTTGGCATAGTCCTCTTCGTCATCGGTGAGCGCGGTCTGCGGGGCGCGTATCAATCCATAGTCCCACTCGCCCACGCCCTTTTCAAAAGCGCATGCCTCGCCCATCTTCGCCAGGCCCATGCCGGAGAACATCAGCGTATCCCATATGACAAGCACCGTCCGATCGTCGGACTTGAGCGCTATGCTGATCGGCTTTTGCGGCGTCTTGGCGAGCACGCGCACGCTCCCGCGATCCTGGAACGCAAGCAGCTTCCCCGCGAGTGCGTGCATGTCGAAACCGAGATTATGGGCGCACACGACGGGCACGCACTCGTGAGCATGCTCTCCTGCGATGCGCAGAACCTCGCGCCATGCGCTATCGTCGTCTCTGAATAGCCCTATGAAGCATGCGTCGCGCACGTTGTCCGGCGTAACGTCCTCGATCGGCATGCGAAGATGACCGACCTGGTAAAGCGCGGTGAAAGCTGATACGTTGCCGAAGCCGTCATCGACGTTGGTAGTTTCGGTATCCAGCGCTGCAACGATACGCCAAGGGCGTTCATCTCGCTGCATCATTGCAATAGCTGCTCTTGGATGATGGCCGCGCCGATGCGGGCCTTCACGCGGTAGCGCTCATCAATGCCCGCTTCCTCGTCCGGCTCAGGCGATAGGTAGTCGATGCCCGATGCCTGCGTGAAGTAGTCGAGCACGTCCAGGACATCGCCGACCTCGAGATCGGGCCTGCGCTTCTGGAACTCCTCGACGATGGTTTCATTACGGTAATCGGTGCCGCGCCATAGCTGCACCGTAGCGGCGTAGAACGCATCCCCAGTGCTTGAGTTGAGCACGTTTTTAATGAGGCGCTCGCGGTTCTCGTCGGCGGTTTGCGCGGCTCCGGCAAGCTGCTCCAAACTGGGCTGATAGCCGCTTCGCACGCCGCGTGCGATATCGGCTTTGTATTTGTCGGAGCCACGATCTGAGATGGTGAGGTTTTTAACGTAATACTGCTGCGCCTGCTCGCGCAGGTTGCTCGCGGCTTTCAGAAGCTCGCGTTGCTCTCGCTCGCTTCCTGCACTTTCAGCTTGACGTTCGTAACGCGCAGCGGCGCGCTCGTACCTGCGTCGGATGTTGCGCAACTGATCCGACTGCTGTTTCGCGGCGCTGCGCCTCGATTCCTTCGGGGCGCTTTTGGCTTTACTGGCGAGCTTGGGCATGATACACTCTCCTTGCTAGTGTTTGAAGCGCGCTATTTTTTTTTTTTTTTCTTACACGCGAAGCGCCCTGCCGTAACCCTTCCGGCGGGGCGCTTCGCGTTTAGGACGATAGCGCTATTCTACTGTGCATCATCGACGTCATCAACGATGACAAGCGTCTTGATGGTGTTGCCGTTCGGCAGCACGTCGGCCTTGCAAGCGAGCGGCAGATAACCCTTGCCCGCGTCGCAGGTCTTGAAAATGCTCATGGTGGTATTGATGGAACGCTTCACGCCGTCGGACTGAGAAAAATAGGTGACGCCGTCCACGTCGATAAGGTAGGTGTTCTGGCACGGCGTATCGGCCTGGCCGTTGCGGCCCTTGCGGATGCCGGGCATGGTGATGACGTCCACGACGCGCAGAACCTCGCCGACGTGATCGTTCAGGCTCACGGCGCTGTTGATGGCGTTGGCGCTGCGCATCTTGCCATCCAGAGTGTCGAGGTCGCAAGTGTTGATATAGCCCTGCACCGGCGCGAAGTCGATAGCGGCGTCCTCAGCGGTTGCGATTGCGGTGATGTTCTCGGTCATTGCGTTTCCTTTCCTAGTTGTTTTTTCTGTTCAGGGCCATGGAGATGAAATCGTCGAACGGTACGGAGTAATAATCGCTTTCAACGCTCGTTTCAGTGACGATGATCGACTTGTCGTTGAAAAGCTGGCGAAGCCTCTTTTGAGCATTCGCCCGATCGCAGCGTCCCGCGATAACCCACTCTTCATCAATCAACTCGCCCGCGCCCTCATCGAACCTAACTCCGGCGCAGAACGTGAGGAACATCGTCCGCCCGATCGACTTCCCGCCTATGATGTTGGCGGGGTTCACGTCTCTTTTCTTCGTCTTTTCCTGCCTTTCCTCGTGTTCGGTTGTTCGGCGCTCGGCTGCCGAACCCTGCATTATCGCGCCTCGCGGCGCGCTAAGAATACTACTACAGAAACGAGCGTTGCGCAAGATACAAAATCAACCTTTTTCGCCGCTATGGATGACGCTTTCAAAGATTTTGAAAAACCCGTTATTAGCCAAAGTCGGGTTCATTTCCGCGATGTTCTCCAGGATGGATACAGCTTCGGTGAGGATAATGAACACCGCCACCGCCGCGAGCGTGGGAATTTCAACGCCCAGATCGAGCAGGCCGCTTGCGTACTGGAGCAGCGCGGCGAGGATCAGCGCGAAGATAAAGCTGAGCTTGTGGAAAAGCCCCTCGCGCATCGCCGAAGAACTGACGGTTTGGTTAGCCACCGCAGCGGTGAAACCTGTGATGCTATCCAGAATGTTGAACACCAGCGGAATTACGAACAGATACCAGCAGTCGCCCATGTCTGCCGCTCCTTTCAGGAAGGTTGAAATATCGTTAATGCTCATAATAGCACCTCCTAATACTCTTTACGCCATGTGAAGAGCGCGTAATCGCCAGAACCGCGATAGGCGAAGATATGCGCTCTCGTCCGCTCGATGACGTACCACCCTGAATCGGCAAGCGCTTCGATCAGCCCGCCCGCGCCCTCGATCGCGTTATGCGTCTCATACTCGTAAAACGGCGCGAGCGCGTCCGCTCTCTTGCTGACCTTGCGCACAATGTACTTATGATTTGCCATGTTTTCCCAACTTCGCTTTCTCAGCGTCTTCGACCATGTTTTGCAGTTCGGCGCGCATGTTGATCGAGCACGTCGGGCAAAAGTGTAGGATAAAGCCTATCGAGGTTTCCGGCGTGTATTGGAAATAGACCATCGCATCGCTTTCATGCACGCCCTCAAGACGCGCTCCGCATGCGTCGCAAACGAATGTGTGCATTTAATCCTCCTGAAGCTCGATATCTGTATGCACGCTGAAAGCATATTTCATGCAGTCGGCGCAAAATACAGACGAATAGTCATCTGCATCGTCATAATCATCAAATGACGTTAAATCAATGTCATAGGCTTCCGAAAAATCGACTTCACGCCCGCACCGTGCGCATGTAACGGTACACATTATTTCCCCTCCTTCCCTAAAATTGATTTTCTCAATGCTTCCGATGAGCGTTACAAGTCACTTCAACGTAACCTCAACACGCACTCGGTCATTCTCGAAAACGTCCGTATCAGGCTCGATAGGCTCGGGCGATTGCGCATTGTCACCGGTAACGTAGCGCTGCCACGCTTCGGCATCGCCGTAAAAGACGTTGAAATCGAGATTGCCCGAATATCCCGGCAAACGCCCATCGGAGCAGAATTGCCACGCGCCGACCAGGCCGTCTGTTTGCGGCGTGTCGGGCAGATCGTAATCGATCGGCGGG